GCAAGTTCTGGCGTAATATGGACGCTGGAGCACCTACTTCGGCGGGTGTTCTGTCCTCTAACGTCAGTGCTACGGCCGGAGGTGATATCGGTGGATCTAGGAACGGTACCGCTCAACAGGCAGCACAGTACACGTCTAAATCCATTATTTACGCCACTATCTTCGGTAATGGCTCGGTAACAGATGCACAGATCGAGAATGACATTCGTGCAAGCTGCATCGATACATTTGACCTGCGAGTAGCGGACTATGACACTCTTGTCTGCTTCATTGGCGATAGTATAGGATGGGGCCAAGCTACTACGGATGCCGAGAACTTCCCGTTCTACCTTAATAAGAAATTGCTCGCAAATGGTGTATCCAATGTAGCGATTACCAATCCGTCTACAGCGGCTTCTCTGCTATCTGCTGCCTATACTGGCCGGCAGGATTGGCGAGACCTGAGAGAGACTGGTAAGAAGTTCAAGATAGTAATCCAGCGTAGTACGAATGACTTCGGAACGACTACTATTACGGCGTCCAACCACTGGACTACGTATATGCTGCCGCTCATCCAGTACTATAAGGCTGTAGCGCACGCTGCTAATACGTCCGGCTTTATCGAAGTTGCTGTAGAGACTATCCCTGCACGTCAAGATACGACATGGACTGCTGATGCACAGAAGGAAGTAGAGCGTCTGGCGTTCAACCAGATACTGCGTGATAACGCTGCTACGTATGGATATACGGTACTTGACCGGGCTAATAACCCAGCTATGGCAGATCCGACCAATACGACCTATTTCAATAGCGATAAGCTGCATATTACCAGTGCCGGTACTAGCTCCAACGTGGATTATGAGTGGCCGAACGGTCTGCAGGCATTCATTAGCTCGTGACGCTTGGTTTAGTGCAACGAAAATCTTATATTAGAGGTTTACGTTGAGGCTATTGGAGCTATGTGAATGATGAAATCAAGCATTGGCAAAAAGACGGCGGATGCAGACATCCGATTTCACCATGACAATGTAGAATATGGTATCGGCCTTATCGATGCCCCTGGGTACGTTTATTTTTCAGCCGGCACAAACGATCTTTCCAATCCCGTATACAGGGTTAGGCGAAAGTTAAAGCGAGCCCTAAACAAATTCACAAAGGCTCTACGCAAACAGCGTATGAATGAGCGCACCCGACAATAGCGGCATCCACCTCTCCACCACCTACCAGCCGCCTCTCCTTAACCGGGGAGGCGGCTATTTTTGTTTTCAGTCCGCGGCCCAACTGCCGAACCGCAGGCGGCCACCTTTGGCGCCGCAGGTTTTGCACCGAAGCCGCGGCTCGATCTCTTTAATCAGCGCATGTTGTGCGGACGACGGCACGCCGTTTCTATCGAACTCGCGCTCAGCGCCGCATGCCGTGCAGCGTGCAAGGATCGTCAGGTGGTGTGGCGTCACGTTCAGATAACCCGGCGACCAATCGCGCACTTCCAGAAATCTTGGCATGTTCTCATAATGTTCTATTTCAGCAATTCGTCAACTTCATTTTTCTAGCGGTTGACAAATTTGTATGTTTACACGACTGTGACAATGCGAGGTAAACCAAGCCTCCGCTTCTATCCACCACAGCAAGAGGAGGCGTTATGAGATACTACAGATCCGTAGGAATTGCCGTCATTGCCACAGCAATTATTGTGTTTGGCGCCATTAAGGTTGCCGACACCCAGCTGGCCGCACCGGCGAAAATCATCCAGACTACAATCGTGCAGGCGCCATCGACGACATCGGAAGACTCAGTCGTCATGGTCAACGTTCCAGGCGGTCACGGCTCTGGCGTACATATCGGTGGCGGCTTTGTCATCAGTGCGGCCCATGTCGCCGATGACAGCAAGGAAGTTGAGCTTAAGACCTCCGACGGCAAGACCGTCAAGGCCGAAGTCCTTTGGATCAACAAGGCGTACGACATCGCGCTACTGCGCACCTCCGGCGACATTCCAGGCCGAGCGCCGCTGGATTGCCGCGTCCCTAAGCTGGGTGACGAAATCCAAGCTGCCGGCAATCCACTCAATCTAGAATTCGTTTCCTCTTTCGGCCGCATCGCCGGAAACGCTCGCGCAGCCGATCCGTGGCGCGAAGTGGTCATTACCGACATAACCACCGTCATGGGGCAGAGCGGCGGCCCGCTGTTCGGCAAGGATGGCCGCGTCGTCGGCATTGTGGTCGGTGTCGTGCCTGCGCCACTAAAAAACGGTGATGGCTATGTGCCTTCTCTGACTGGTTTTGGAACGGCAGTTCCGGCAAGCGCAGTTTGCGCGCTGTTGGGGAGGGTGGTGTGATGGCGTACTGGATATACGTCGGAATCGCATGCGGATTCCACGAGGCAACAGGCAAGTTCTGGAAGTCGGCTGGCTGGCCTCTGTACCTTGGCGAGTTGATCGGCAAGGAATTCATGAAGCGGGAGGCCGCACAATGAGCAACATCGCATCTGGCATGACCTCCCGCCTCATCATCCTCAATACCTGCTGGGCCGCGCTCGTCGTATGGGCATCTGTCATGGGCTACACGCAGTTTGTCTTCACGCATGACATCAGCGGCCTGTCGTACGCCATCAGTGCGTTGCTGGTTGCAACCATTGTGGCGGCATTCGTCGGCCACACTCGCCTCTTGCCGCACGCAAAGATCTGGGTCGTCATGCTCGGGCTGGTCGGGAATCTGTGTGGTTTCGTCATCGCCCTGCATGGCATGGCGGGAGGCGATCTGACCAGCGCAGCTGGATTGCTCACCATGGGTAAGGCGCTGATCGACGGGCTAAGTGTTGCCTTCTGTTCAACACTGGTAGGCGCCATCGCCTCTCTCTGGATCGGCACAAACGGCTATGTGCTGCACATGGAGGCAGGCGAGTGATCCGCACCCTCATTCAGGACACGCTTCTAGCGATGCTCCTGTCCGTGGTGGCGATCGTCATGCTCACGCTGCCATCGGTCAATCCAGCCGCTGAAAAAGACCCTGCCCAACTGCCCGGCAACCTCGTCGCAACGATCGCATGGCCTGCCGGAAGTACCGACGTCGATTTGTGGGTGCAGTCCGGTGACGATCGCGCCGTCGGCTATTCGTTCAAGTCTGGAAAGGTGTGGTCCCTCTTGAGGGATGATCAAGGCACGGCGAACGATTCAACCGACATCAACATGGAAAGCGCATTTACGCGCGGGCTTCCGGACGGCGAGTATTCGATCAACGTGCGCTGCTACGGCTGCGCAAAGGTGCCCGTGCCTGTGTCGGTCGAGGTTCGGCTGGCCGAAGGTGGCGTCGTCTGGCGCGGGACCGTGGACCTGCTGAAGGATAAGCAGGAGAGGACCGCAATTCGTTTTCGGATGGTCGGCGGGCAGGTTGTGCCCGGTTCGGCGTCAAGTGTGTTTAAGCAGATGAATAGAGGAGAGGGGTGATGGCGCTAATACGACTGACGCGCGAGTTGTCTGTGAATAAGGATCTCGTATCGAGCGTGCATTGGGATCGCCAGTTCGGCACGTCCCTCGTTGTGACAATGCAAGACGGCACGCAGCATCATATCAAGCACTCCGGAGGCTATTACGACGGAGACGACTGCTACAAGATCGAAAGGATGCTGCTCGATGCGTGAAATCCCAATCAGCGCAGCGCAGCGGATCGCTGACGACTACGACTACGATCAGGTCGTCATCTACGCGCGCCGCTGCCACGACTCGCCGGAACCCCACGGCGAGCACATGACGACATATGGCCGCACTGTCGATCACTGTGGCGTTGCTGCCCGCATGGGTGACGTCCTCAAGAAGTTCATGGGGTGGAACGCATGACCCCCTCCATCACCCTATGGCTCGCCTTCACGCTGGCCGCCGGCGCAATCTGCTGGTTCGGCACCCGCCGCCAAGCCCTTTGCCTCGTGGTCGTAGCCATCGCAACCGCGCCCGCCACACTACTGCCGCTCGGCCACGCCTACCCGTTCTCGCCACCCAAGGGCCATTACACCGTGCTCGGCGTCAGGATCGATGTCGACGAGGCAATCTACGTCCTTCTGGATGATCGACCGGAGCCACGATTCTACAGGCTGCCGTATTCGGCCAAGGCGGCGAATGAACTGCAGAAGGCTCTGGACAACGCTGAGAACGGCGGGGCAGTCAACGTAGAGATGAGCGGATCTGGAGGCCCAGGCTTTGCATACGAAAGCCCGAACCACGAAGAGCCGAAACAGGCCGAGCCGCAGGCAATGATTGGAGGCGGCAATTGAATCTGACAGGATCTACCGAAAGGCCTCCAGAGCCTCTCCGCATCATCGAGCCTACAAAGACATTCAGGGACGAGATCGCAATCAGCGTAATGCACCAGATGTTGGACAAGAACCCGGCGCTAGCGAAGGACGAGCACTATCTCGCCAATCGTTCCTATCGCGTTGCCGACGCCATGCTCGCCGCACGAAAGAAGGAATCCTAATGCCCACACCACCCCTTTCAGACGAACTCGCCAAGGAAGCCGCCGACGCATTCATTGCGCTTGGCAACAAGTCGCAGGCCGCTGAATTGCTGCGCCTGCCGCGCAATACGCTTTGCTCGAGACTGAAGGTTGCTGCGGAGCGGGGTCTGTTGCCAACCGCCCCTGTCATGCCGGGATTCCGCATCAGCCAGGTCACCAGCACACCGAACGGCGACTTCATCCAGCAGAAGCCGGAGCATGGCGGCCAGTTTGAAGTCCCGGCTGGCCAAAAGATCAAGGGCGTGTCTGCGCTCGTTGATGCGGATGGCCGTGAGGTTATCAAGTGGATTAAGACCGGCGCCGATAGCGAGCAGCAGCTTGCTGCGATGCGGGCCGCTGTGGGGGCGTTCAAGGAGGAAATTCCGAGAGCGGAGCCGGTAAGCGCGCCGACACACACGATCGACGACCTGTTGAACCAGTACACGATTACCGATCACCACCTTGGCGCGCTTGCCTGGAACGAGGAAACGCGCGGCGGCGACTATGACTTGCACATCGGCGAGCAGCTAATCATCAATTGGTTCGCTGCGGCGATTGCGCAGTCTCCGCCGGCAAAGAGGGCCGTGTTTGCGCAGCTCGGCGATTTTCTTCACTACGATTCGTTCAAGAGCGTCACGCCTGAACACGGGCACTTGCTAGACGGAGATTCGCGCTATCCTAAGATGGTGCGCGCCGCCATTCGAATCGTCCGCACCATTGTCCGAATGCTGCTCGAGAAGCATGAGCAGGTTGACGTCATCATGTGTGACGCCAACCACGACCCGGCCGGCGAGGTGTGGTTGCGCGAAGGATTCGCCGCATTTTATGACAACGAACCGCGAGTGAAGGTAGATACCAATCCAGGAACCTATTCCGTCATTGAGCACGGCGACGTCTCGCTGTTCTATCATCACGGACATCGAAGGGGCGTCAAGAATGTCGATTCCATCCTCGTTGGCAAGTTCCGCAAGATCTATGGCCGCACGAACCTGAGCTATGCCCACACAGGCCACAAGCATTCCGACGAGCTAAGGACCACTGACCTCATGAAGGTCGAGCAACACGAAACGCTGGCCGCGCCGGATGCGTATGGATCCAACTGGCTGTCGGGACGGTCGGCCAAGGTCATAACCTATCACAAGAATTTTGGTGAAGACGGCCGCGTCATCCTGTCGGCGGCGCGCGTCATGCGCTCGGCAGCAAACGACAACTCGCCGGCAGAGCAGAGGAGGGCGGCTTGAGCGGCTGGTATAATCCAGATGCGTGGTCATCACCATCCCGCGTCGTGAGCGACATCCAGGAGCCAAGGGTGTCTCGCATCCTTGGTCCGAATGGACAGCCTATCCCGTACAAACCGCAGCAGCAGCCGATAGGCTTCGTCAAGCTGGGAGTGCGCACCAAGCAGAAGTAACCACCCCTGCCGCCGACCAACCAAATCGGCGGCAATCACCACGAAGAGGAGATATCATGACAATGACCATCGACGACGTGCAGAAGCGCGTCAATGCCATGCCTGCTGCTATGTCGGCGAAGGGACTGAGGAAGCCAGAGGCGCAATTCTCCATACGGGCGAATGCCGAAGTTTCTGCCTATCTCAGTTGGGACGACAAAAAGACGTCCTACGGCACCAAATACGAATGGGTGAAAGGCAAGACGCCAGCCGACATCCTCAACAAGATGGACGCCTTTATCGCGAAGCTGCCGTCGCCGGAGGAAACCCGCATGAAGGAATTCATGGGCGCCCTTTCAGACGTGATCGAGCTCGGCCGCCAGAACGGCATTGAGGTCGACTTCGTCAATCCGCTTGTTGATACGATGCGCCGGCTTTCCGAGAACATCCTGACCGATCAGCGTCCGGAAGAGATGAAGGAGGCCGCGTGATGTCAGTTATAACCTTTCCGCAAAAAAAGTATAACGACATCGCCACCACCACCTTCGGCCCGCTCGACAAATACATTCCGGCCAATGACAACGTGCCAATCGACGAAAGCGGCGCGTCGGCTGGGTTTGGTCTCGCGCCACGGAGCGGCCAGTATATCGGCCTTACTCGTCCTTCGTCCCCGGACGGCGGACGCTACGGCTCGTTTATGCAGACATACACTGGCCGCAAGTTTTGGAGCATGGATCCCCGCGCCGACGAGGTCTTCATCGAGGACATCGCCCACAGCCTGGCAATGCAAAGCCGCTACGCCGGCCACTGCGTGCGCTTCTACAGCGTGGCGGAGCATTGCGTGCTGATGGCCCGCAAGTTGCGCTGGGAGGGCGTAGACGTGGCTCTCTGGGCGTTGATGCACGATGCCAGCGAAGCCTACCTCGTCGACGTCCCTAGGCCGGTGAAGCCGTTCCTCACCGGCTACAAGGCGGCGGAGGCGAAAGTCATGGCGGCGGTGTGCGATCGGTATGGATTGCCACACGAGATGCCGGCCGCAGTCCACGAGGCGGACGATCGCATCATTGGCGACGAGCTCGTCAATCTCGTGCCGATGGATTGGCACGCTAGCTACGCAGGCAAGAAGCTGGGCGTGACGCTAAAATACTGGTCGCCGGAGAAGGCGGAAGAGGAATTCATGGCGACGTTCGATGCGCTGATGGATAATCGGGCGAGGGGGATGGCGTGATGGCATTAACTAGACTGACGCACGAACTTTCCGTCAACATCGAGCAAGTCGCCAGCGTCCATTGGGACGACACGTATAGCCGCCGACTCGTCATCACAATGAACGATGGAACGCAGCATTCCATCAAGCACGACGGGGGTATGTACGGGGTAGACTGTTACGCCATCGAAAGGAAGCTGCTCGATGCGTGACATGGACAGCATCCCTATCGCATCCGCTCGCGCCATCGCCGACCAATACGGCTACGATCAGGTCGTCATCTATGCCCGCCGTTGCCATGACTCTCCTGAGCCGCATGGAGAGCACATGACCGCCTACGGCAGGACGCGCGAGCACTGCGACGTTGCAGCCAGCATTGGTGACACACTAAAGAAGTTCATGGGGTGGAAGGCATGACCACCATCCGCGTTGGTGACGAAATTGTCTGCATCGACGACAGCATCCTGCCCGAGCAGTACCTCGGCATCAAAGCCGGGGAGGTTTATAAATGCCGCTGGATTGGTCCCGTCCGCACCTACCTGGGCGGCGATTATATCGGCGTCCGGCTTGTCGGTATTAACCGCGGCGTCTGCCCGCAGTTCCTTGAGGAAGACCCCCCCGTTTGCTGCCCGCCGCTTTCGGCCGGTGGTGAAGCCGACATCAAAGAAGGAGCTTGTGCATGAACATGATTGAGCAGATCGGCAACGAAATCATCTACCAGAGCAAGCACTATGGACCAGACAACCAGAAGATAGAGCAATGGTTGGCTCGCATAGCCTTGAACGCAATGCGAAGCCCGACTGAAGCTATGAAGCAGGCCGTCCTCGACGCAGGCGGCCCGCAAGCGTTGGCATACGCTTTGGCGGCATGGCCAACAATGATCGACGCAGCACTTAAGGAGGAAGCATGACCAAACTTGCAAAACTCACATCAGCAGACACCGGCTGCATCACCGCAGTGCCGGCTGCCAACGATAACAGCCAGATTGCTGCGCTCGCCGCGGCGATTGGGAAGGTGGATCGGCACTTCTATGACGACGCAGAGGATTTTGCGTGGAAGACCGGACAATACGCATCATCCACACCGGCAAACGACAACCTTCCGCCCGTCGTCGCATTCACCGGCGTGGCGGGCAGTGGCAAGTCGACGGCAACAAAGTACCTCGTCGAGCGGCATGGCTACACGCTCGTCAAGTTCGCCGGGCCGCTGAAAGATATGATGCGGGCGATTGGCCTTGATGAGCGGCAGATCGAAGGCGATCTCAAAGAGACGCCATGCGAATGGCTGCAGGGCAAGACGCCACGGCATGCTATGCAGGCCTTGGGCACCGCTTGGGGCAGGGATTGCATCGGCAAGGACTTCTGGCTCGAGTTGTGGGTGAGGTCAGCCAATGTCATCATGAACGACGGCGGCCGCGTAGTCACTGACGACTGCCGCTTTCCGAATGAGGCGCAAGCAATCCGACGGCTCGGCGGAGACATCTACAAGATCGAGGGCCGAGGCGGAATTGCCGGCAACCACGAATCTGAGCGCGGCTGCGGTGACCAGGATCTGGTGATCGCCAATACGGCCAGCGTCGACGAGCTATATGGCAAGATCGAGGAGGCGTTGTGCAGGTATGGGTGAGAAGGCGCCGATATGCAACTGGGAGCTACGTGCGGTGTTTATTCAGAAGGAGCAAGCCGTTAATGCTGTGACACTCCTGATGAGCGAGGATGTTGATTTCAACGTCAGTTTTTCGACAGAGCTAGACGCGACGCGCACGCTCTATGTCTTGGACATCGAAATGCCGTGGGCTAGTAACCTCGCGACTGTGGCTGGGATACTTGAGCAGGTTGATTACAAACCTGCGGCATAGGCCATCCCCCTAAAACAGAATGGGCGGCACAAGCCGCCCTTTTTTTATTGTAATGCATACCCTGCAACATTCCGCATTGGTCGCCCGTAGGCTCGCCCGCTTATCCAGATGCGATAGATCTCGACTCCCATAGCGCTGCGATATCTTGAAAGCACGATGGCTGAAAGGTCATCTAGCCGGACTTCCTGGCCGATTCTAAACTTCCATTCTGCTGTATATATTCTCCTCCGTCTGTGGGGCAACTCCACCGCGACAGCCCCTGTCGCCTGCACTTCCATCAGCATCATGCTGTTCCCTGCCCAAATACGGCGCTCGGCACCGTAGCCGGGAGTTCAACACTAGCCAACACGACCAGCCGACGAGCCTTTAGGCCGAAGCCTTGGACATATGCACCCAGGTTTCCCCGAGCGCTCTGCGGAGCAGTAACGCCCCGCGACGCGCCGCTCCCGGCCAAGTGAATGGCCAAGGCGATGCGCCAGCCGCTAAGCTGCGCAGTCTGTTCGATCCGCCTTGCGCGGACCTAGTGTTGGTCAGGGTGTTGAAGCCCGATTCGATTAATACCCCAAAAGGAGTATGAAGCAATATAGTAACTTTTGAGGAGAGTTAGCTGTTGCTAATGAGACACTAATGATGTGCTGGAGTGGGAATGTTGATGCGTCGCGGTAGGGAACGAACGGCGAATATCGCTGTACATATTTTGTACGTTTCCCGATGATTTCACGTACATCTTCATGGTTTGTTCTGCACACTAGTGTTACGCCGCGTAAAGCGAAGTTTCTCTAAGTGGTTCTTTTTGCTAGAGAAAACTGGTGCTGCCGAGTGGGATTGAACCACCGACCTCACCCTTACCAAGGGAATTGTTGGAAGTATAATTCGCAGCTACACACGTTGGAAAATATAGTATATGCATTTCGGCTGAATCAGACTGTACACGTCGTGTACATTTTGCCCGTTGATGGGTCGTCGTTGCTTGTCTTGATGCAATGCTGGTCGATGTATGCCCTTATTTCCGGGCAATCGTTGAACCACTAGCCGCCCTCGCGGTGAGTGGCGAACATACGGTGCACCTCCCTTTCCTTGCGCATACCTCCATCAAGGTGGCCAAGTAGCTCAAGCTTATAGGGAGCACTGGTCTGTATCGACATAACCCTCTTTTGGATGTTGGCTGCCTTCCCAATCTTTATGAGGTCTCCGCACTTAACAAAGTAGACGAACCCAGATGAGAAGGCTGTCTTGCTTACTGCTTTGATCGGCGGCTCATATGCGGCCATCGCAGCCCGCAGGATGGCGCCGATCAATTGCTCGTTTGTGTACGGGTAGTCATCCCAGATTAGATATTCCTCGAATACCT